CACTTTTCTCCGAACAAGATGTTCATCACCATGGTTTCTATCGTCGCCTTTGCTTGCGTTTTTAGTGCTGAGTCCAGAAATTTCCTGGATTCTATAGCGTACCGTTGCTGCTGTCTGTGTGTGCAAGGATGGCGCATTTTGAGTAATGAAGCAACTAGTTGGTACACCATGTATAAAGCCACCTGGACAAACTGGTGGGCTTTACGAGAGAGAAAGAGAGTGTTGCTGCTTGGGTGCAGCAAACGGGCACGCAAACTCATTAACCAGCTCGACGACGAAATTAATGAGACTGAACTTGATTTATTGGCTGAGTGCCGGTACACAAGAGCAGCCATCATAATGAGCCGCCGGGCCAGGCTTGAGCTTAAGTACCCGAAGTGGTCCGAGGCAAACGAGCGTGTTGTCGCTGATTGGGTGAAGCGCAACTTTGACGATGGAACGAGTTACGGAGTTCGCACTCGCATGGCTCCGCTCGTCATCAAACTAGCCTTCGTTAAAAGCAACCATGAAATGCGTGCTGCTTATGCACATACCATTTTTAAAGGTGCTATTGACGTGGCATAGTGGTGCCGTGTGGTTCTAACTGGATGTGAGGCTGAGATTACTCTAACTCACAGAAGGATTAGAGTGCTTAGCCATGACGGTTTACAGAAGACTAGGCTAGCTTATGCATATTTTCCTATGTGTGTTCAGGAAAATATTTTCTTCTATAATAACAACATGTCTGTTGTACTCCGAGCGCTTACTGAGAGGTTGTATTTTGTCAAGGGTAGGGATGGATTTGTCCCCTGCCCTAGACCAACCGTCTCTTATTCCACATTGTGGGGTTTCCTTAAATCCGTCAAGCGGTCATTGCCTGATTTTCCTTCTGTATGGACAAACGAACAGTTTGTCTGCTCATATACAGGATCGAAGAAGAAACGGTATGAAGCTGCTAATGCCAACCTGGCCCGCCGGGGCCTTCGTAGGCAGGATGGATATCTAGGAACCTTCATCAAGTGTGAGAATTATAATGGGACAGCTAAGAACAATCCTTGTCCTAGGCTGATCCAACCCCGAAGCCCCGAGTACAACATCTCCATTGGTAGATATCTGCGTCCTGCAGAAAAGCTGATCTACAAAGCGATTGACAGGGTATTTGGCCATCATGTTGTGTTGAAGTGCGACAACATGATGCAGCGCGCAAGCCAAATCATGGAATATTGGAGGGAGTTCGAGGATCCTTGCTTTGTAGGACTGGACGCCTCTAGGTTTGACCAACATGTTTCTAAAGAAGCGCTTGAGTTTGAGCACTCTTTATATAACATGCTGTTCAAGTCCGAGGAGTTAGCGGAACTTCTCAGTTGGCAAGTCCATCAAAAAGGATTTGCCAACTGTCCTGACGGTAGTATTTCATACACAGTTGATGGCTGTAGAGCCTCTGGAGACATGAATACTGCCCTCGGCAATGTGCTTATCATGTGTGCTTTATGCCACCACTATCTCCAATCTCTTGGAGTGAAGTGGAGGTTCATTAATGACGGCGATGACTGCGGAATATTCCTTGAGCGTAAGAATCTTGGACTTCTCCAGTCATTGCCTGAACACCATCTTGCCTATGGGTTTGAAATGGAGGTTGAATCTCCAGTTTATGAACCTGAGCACATTGAATTCTGCCAGTGCCACCCAATTCAACTTGATGATGAGAATTGGATGATGGTGCGTAATGTCCGTAAAGCAATGGCGCATGATTGGATCTCACTGAATACCAAAAACTTTGCCACCACGCATGAAACGTTGGTAGCTACAGCCCGTTGCGGGTTGGCTCTTTATGCCGACGTTCCCGTTTTGGGAGCGATGTATCTAGCAATGTCCCAGTTCCCTGTCAGGGAGAACATCGTGCAACGACTTATGGAGGAGGAGCATTCTGGCCTAGGTAGAACCTGGCGTATGTTTGCATCCTCTCTACGACGATATCCTGTGGACGAGACTATAGCCCGGGTGTCCTTTTACAAAGCTTTTGGTATACTTCCTGACGGGCAGGAAGTGTTGGAGCGATCTTACCGGGCCTTTGATTGCTCTGATTTCATTAATTGTGAACCCCACCATTCCAACCCAAAGGAGAAATCGCAATACTATATACAAACGTAAAAATAAACATAATGCCAAAGAAACCCACCAAATCTGCAAGGAGGAAGCCTTCCCGACGCCCTGTGCAGAGTGCCATCACACCTTACCAAGCATTGCTCCGAAATCCGTGCAATGGACCCATGCTTTCCCCTTATGGTGGAGAGCGTGGTGTTATTGAACGGTTTGTCGGAGATGCGACTTCAGGTAGTGCTGGCGCAACCGCTGGGGTGTTCATCCTCTATCCTGCCGCCAATGCTGTTGGTGGCTTTTCCGCTGTTAACAGCGCAACTGCCACTGCCATTGGTACAGGCGCAGCCGTTGCTCCTACTTTTATGACCAACAACGTTAGGAAGGTACGCACTTTGGCAGCATGCCTTGAGCTTATTCCAGCTTCGTTGTCCATAACAAATATTACCGGTGAACTTGCTATGGGTGTGTTTGACCAGACCACCTTCAATGCGGGATCCAGTTATACGGTTGACGCCATTTTCACCAATTGTAATGAACGTGAGGTGATACAGAAAAGGGACTATGAGATTAAGTGGTTCCCTGGGTCAGCCGACCATCTCTATTCTGGAAGACAGGTTGGTAACCCCACCTTCGCTGCGGCAGAACCCTCATCGGCCAATGTGATCGTGATTGCATGGAGGGGAATTCCTGCGGGAACCCTCTTCAGCTTCCGGTCCACCATTGTGTATGAGTGGACACCTGAACCTAGCTTGGGATTAGCTGTTACATCCACACCTGGAGTGGCCCAGGATTGGGAGAATCAGTCGGCTGCCCTCCACACCCACGAACCTGATTGGTGGAAAGGCGGGAAGATAGACTCCGCCGCAGTACCATCAAGCCAGATGGGGTCCTTTGCTGGACGCATGAGGTACGTTGCCAGCCAAGGCCGTGCCTCAAACTTTATGTATAAATATCTTGCGGATGGGCAGGCTTTAAGTGATGCCATGTCCGTGTTTTCACGGTCCCGCCGTTAAGAATAAAGAACAGTTGGGTTGGAATGTTGTTTGTAGTCGGTTGACTGTTGTTGTTGCTAAGCAGAGACGTACCGTTGGGGAGCGGTTAAAACTGACACGCGAGGTGCAAAACAACAGAAGGTTCCCACTGAAGCCAAAAGTGGAGTTCTGGTTCGGTCCGGCGACCGGGGGTAAAGACCAGAAACGATAGTTTCTAAAGCACTAGAAACCCTG